ATGAACAAATGGGAACATGCAAATAAATATGCAAAAGATAACGGATATCAGTTTGCTATCTGGACTGAAAAGAATGAACCATTAAAAAGTCTTATTCCAAAATCAACAAAACCTCTAAAACCTTTCAAGAAACCGTATAAATAGATACATGAGTAATCTATTTCAAAGATTAGAATTACAGGCATTCCGTGCAGGGATAACTCCTCGTACTAAGGAATCTCGTGAATGGTTTCGAAAGAAAGCATCGAATCTTCGTTCTATTAATCGTGAAGATTTGATGAAAGAAGAACCATTAAAGACTGGTGCAAGACAGATTATTGGGTCTATGCAGATGTTTTTCTATGACCCAAAGACAAAGGATACCTTACCGTATTACGATAAGTTTCCTCTGGCAATCATAGTAGGCCCTGCCAAGGGTGGGTTTTATGGATTGAATATCCATTATCTACCCCCAGTATTACGAGCAAAGTTTCTAGATGCCTTGATGGATATCGCAGGTAAAAAGATTACAGATAACTCAAAGTTTGATTTGACATATAAAACATTAAAGAATGCATCTAAGATGAAATACTTTGAACCATGTTTCAAGCATTACCTGACTGAACATGTCAAGAGTAAGTTTGCTAAAGTCCCTGCTCCTGAGTGGGAGATTGCTACATTCTTACCGACTGCAAGTTGGAGTAAAGCAAGTTCACAGAAAGTATTCAGTGACTCTAGGAAAATGATAGGTAACTAATGACTAGTAGAATAGATGATTTCAAATCACAAGCAAGTAGAGCAGGTGGATTCTCTGCCCAGAACTTGTTTAAGGTTACTCTGCCCAGAATAGCAGGCGCACCTCTTGGTGGTGCTAATCCAAGAGAACTGAATATGTTATGTCGAGCAATGAATATTCCAGGCCGACAAGTACAGTCTACAGAAAAGACAATCGGAACTGTAGTCAAGAAAATAGCAAATGGATATGTTACAGATGATGTATCTCTAACATTCTATGCCATGAATGATTATGGAGTAAGACAATACTTCGAAGCATGGCAATCATTAGCACACGACCAAGATACATATACAATAGGATACTATAAAGAATACACATATCCTGTAACATTACAGGCATTGAAAAAAGGAACATCCTTTCCTATCAAGAAAAGAAAACTCTTTGATGCAGGAAAGATACCATCAAGCATCAGAGGAAGACTCCCAAGGTTAGGCCCTATCGACCTAGCACAGGGTGAGTTTGACCTCAGTGCGGTATTTGGTGACCAGATTGCTTATACATGTACATTGGAAGAATGTTATCCAACAACATTACAGGCAATTGAATATAATAACGACCCTGACGGAATATTAGAAATTGGGGTGCAGTTATCATATAAGGACTGGAAGTCCGAAAAAGGAGATGTGTCTAGTGGACTCGTTGAGGGTCTTGCAGGACAATTGATTCGAAAATTAATATAGCATAGGATAAAATTATGGCACTACCTAAGTTGAATGAAAACCTAAAGTATGAACTTGTTATTCCTTCATCGGAAAAAACGGTCACCTTTAGACCTTATCTGGTTAAAGAAGAGAAAGTTCTTCTGAATGCTTTTGAGCAACAAGACCAGAAACTAGCAATGAGAGCAATGGTTGATACTGTTGTCTCATGCGTATATGATGAGATAAACCCAAAGGATTTATCTACATTTGATGTTGAGTATATGTTCACCCAGATACGAGCAAAGTCTGTGGGTGAAACAGCAACAATTAAAATTAAATGTGAGAGTTGTGAACATGAGAATGAACAGACTATCGACTTGACTCAAGCACAAGTAGAGAAAGAAGAAGTTGATACTATCATTCCAATCACAGATGATATTTCAATTGAGATGAAATATCCATCATATGAATCGTTTGTTAATCATTTCGTTGACGGAATGAGTGAAGCAGAATTTGGATTCGCAATGTTATCAGAATGTTTGGTTTCTATCATGACCGAAGAAGAAAACCATCTTGTTTCTGAAGTGAGTAAAAAGGAACTGAATGAGTTTATTGATTCAATGACCAATGCACAGTTTGCAAAGATTGGTGAATTCTTTAACACAGTTCCAGTAATGAGAAAACATGTAGAATTTACTTGTTCCAATTGCGGTCATGAGAACAAAACGAAGTTAGAGGGACTTCAAGATTTTTTTTAGTGTGCCTTTCACACGATAGTTTGTTTAATCATTTTCAAACAAACTTTGCATTGATGCAACACTTTCATTATTCGTTGCATGACATAGAACATATGCAACCGTGGGAAAGGGAGATATATTTAACACTTCTTACTGCACACTTAGAAAAAGAAGAAGAGAGAATGAAACAGGAAAAAGCAAGGTATAGTTGATGGCAGAAGCAACAATAGGACATCTGATTGAGGTAGTTCGTGAAGAGAACGATATTACTCGTTCTGATACCAAGGAAAATACTAAACAGTTGATATCACTCAACAAGACTTTTAGTAATTATTTTAAGTCCTTGAAGGCGGATGACCTTGATGAAGCAGAAGATAAGCGAGAAGAGAAAGGAAAAGTATCTGGTGCAGACTTCTCATCTAAGATAGGTGAGATGGGTAAAGATGCAGGCGGATTCGGTTTTCTTGGTATCGTTGGTGCTATCCTATTTGCTATCACTGGACTGGTTGCAGGTATCGTTGCAGGTATCGTTGACAGTTTCAAACTATTAACTGCTCTAACAGATAGAGCATTCAAAGGAAGAATTACTTCATTTAGAAAAGGACTCAGCACCAGAGTCAGTGCATTATTCCGACCAATTACAGGATTCTTTGATGCCATTGCAGATGCATTTCGTAAGGCAGGAACAGGAAAGTTTGTACGAGGTAACCAATACTTAGGTAGGTTGGTCAAACCTCTTACTGATTTCTTTATCTTTGTCAAACGAATCGGTGATGGATTCCGACAAATGGGAAAAAGTTTCAAGGCAACTTTCCTTAGTTTTAGTGTAATCCGTAGTCAAATCAGAAACTTTAGAAGTGTCTTTGATGCCTTTACTCCAATAGCAAAAGAAGGTACAAAGGCAGGTAAGTATTTTGCAGACCTAGGAAAGGTTATAAAACCATTCTTTAGTGTCTTCCAGAGACTAGGTAGATTCCTTGGTGGGCCTATCACAGTAGCAATATTTACACTTGTTGATGGTATCTTTGGTGCATTCAGAGGATTTACTGAAACATCAGGAAGTCTACCTGTAAAAATATTGGGTGCATTAAATGGTCTTATTGCAGGTATCCTGTCAGGATTTGTTGGTGGTCTTTTAGACTTAGGTAAAATGCTTGTTGGTTTCATAGCAGGACTCTTTGGGTTTGATGGAGTCAAAGAAGCATTAGCATCATTCTCATTCAGAGAAATGATATTTGATGGATTGATGTTCCCATTCAGAGCATTAATGTCACTCTTCGATGGTGAAGAAGGTAACATGTTCTCAGACTTAGCATCCTCTGTTATACAAGGTATTAAGGATATCTTTGCATCTATTGCAGGATTTATTGCAGAAAAGTTTAAGGCAGTGGGCAGAAGTATTGCAGGTTTCTTTGGATTCGGTGGTGGAGATGAAGAATCTACTGCTCCTGAACCTGTACAAGAACAACCAGTCAAGTTAGAAGCACCAAAAGAAACCATACCTGAAGAACTTCAAGGTGGTATGAGTCTCCAAAAATTAGATATGGAGATTGCAAGAAAAGAACGAGCGCAAAGACAACACGATAACCAACTTGACCTAATTCAGATGGGTGAAAAAGGTAGAGGTAGATTTGCTAAAATGTCAGCAGAAGAAAGAGACAGTCGATTCGACCACTCATTAGATAGAAGAAATGATTTAGAGATGGAACTTGCAGAACTCAGACGAATGAGAAATGACCAGACAGGAAGTGTCGGTGGTTCTAATATTAATGTTCAGAACTCTACGAATACTGCTTTACTTGATGATACACCATCCGCAATGGATAGTATGGATAGAAGTTACGCACCTGCGTAAGGGGTGAGAGGACTTTGGTTTATAGACTAAAGCCCTCTCAAAAAAAGTCTTGACTTGTAAGTAAGTCAAACTCCGTACCCAAATGTACGGTATTCTTTTACTCTTCGTTTGCTAGTTTAGCAAAGTATGAAAGAGTGTCATCATCATCATCCTTAGATGTGATTTCTGGTTCTGGTGCAGAAGGAACTACTTTTGGTTCTGCTTCTCTAGGTGAGACTGCTTCTGCCGTTTTATTGAGTGATTCATTCTTGACAGTTGAACCACCACCAGTTGCCTGACCAAGGACTACCTCAAGACGAGATTTGAGTTCGTCATAAGACTTGTAGGTCTTAGGGTCAGTGAACTCTGTTACTTCATGTAAAGAGTTATAGGTTGCTTCGAGTTTTGCTTCGTCTGCTTCGAAGAGTGCAGAAGGTTCTTTGAACTCTGACTTATCATAGTTCCTGTAACCTGCAACATTGCGGATTTTCAATTGAAAGTCTGCACCTGCCCAGAAGTCAAAAGGATTGACTGGTTCTTCGCCTGGAAACTCAGGTTGCATTTTATCCATAATCTTGTCAAAGATTTTCTTACCATAATCATAAAGGAATACCTTTCCTTCATTCTCAGGTTTAGCAGGGTCACTCACGACCAAGATGTTGGAAACATAGTGAAGTCTGCGTTTCTGTTTTCTAGCAGTTTCCTTATCTTCCTCAATCCCAGAGTTCCACAATCTACTATTGTGTTCACTCACAGGGTCTTTATCATTGAGAGTAGTCAGTGACTTCTCCACATACCACTGCCCAGTTGGGCCTTTGAAGAAATGGTCAAAGTATCTTACCCATGGTAAGTCTTGTCCTTCTCCTTGTGGTAGAAAACGAATCTGTGCGAAACCGTTACCACTGTCATCGACAGTAGGTTTCCAGAATCGTAGGTCTTCGTATTTGTTTACAGTCTGCTTAGTACCAGACATCTCTGCGGCTGCAGATGCGAGTTTGCTAACATCAGTTCTGTTAGACTTTAGATTTGCAAAAGACATATGTATTCTCCGTATTTTTGCGTATTATGTGTATCCACTTTATTCATAATATAATGTTGTGTATTATACCCTAATGGGTATGCAATGTCAAGCGTTTTTATTCTGGTAATGACTCCCCAGATTTTGGAAGGAAATTGAGATTCATTGCTTCTAACTCAATCTTCTCCTTGATAGATGTAGAGAGATACTTCTTTACATCCTCAATTTCTATTGTGTTCTCTTCACACAAATAAACGACTGCATCCATGTAAGACATTATTTTTTGTCTTACAGTGTCTTCAATCATTTTAGAAAACTTTTTCTTTGATAGGAAGGATGTAGTATCATCACTACTATCCACTCCACCTAATATCATATCAACTTTCATCTTCTTCTGCCCATAATTTTTCTAATTCTTTAGTCCATACAGTTGCAATGTCTGGATACCAAGTATTGTAAGTCCTCTTAGGATTACCGTCCTTGTCGTATGCCATTGCCAAACAGACTCTTTGAATTCTATGTTCACGATTCTCACCGTACCTGAAGTCTAACCACACACCGTGTGATAAATACTTCTTCATATTATGTATATAAGTTGAAAGGTCTTGATATTCCATTCGTTCTTTGGAAATATTAGATGTCCTATAACTCCTTATACCCTTGAGTTCTGATTCACACTCCTTCAACCATCCTTTTACTTTCTTCCAATGGATGAAGTGGTCTTCTGGCATGTCGAGAAGAGAAGGGTGAACAGATTTACTACCATCCATTCCCCTTGCTTCTCTTGCCTTGGCAAGTCTCTCAGATGCGGCCTTTCTTTGCTCTTCAGACATTGGTTTGCGTTTGCGAGTAACTTTCTTTCTCTCAAACCCAATGTCTTCCATCGCCTTAGATAGTTTGGCATCACGAGTTGCTTTTGCCTTTTCAGCAGGGGTCAGTTTATTAGACATAATATACTATATAGTATATCTTAGACTGCGACAAAAGTCAACAGTGTATCTGGTCTAAAACTTCTCCACTCATTTAAGTCTAAGTCAAAGACTTTTACAACAGATTCGTTCTTTGTTTCAGAACCTTCTGTCTTAGGTCTCTTCTCAGACGGTATCAACTCTGACTTCAGAGTTGCTTTCATCTCACGAACACCACCATCTTTCACCTTAGTAAAAGATAGGTTAACAGTATTATCTCGTAAGATGTTTACGATTTGGTCGTATGTCAATTCAAGATAATTGCTAGTTCCAGTCATTGTCATACCTCGTAGTTTCTTGATAAGTCTCTGTCACACCGATTTGGTCAAAATACTCTTCAGTATCTTGCCAGTGCAATGCAGAATTATCATCGTAATCCTCGAAGGGCAAATCCTCAGAGATTACTTTCTTCTTTCTTCCAACCATAATCACTCCTTATAATATAGTGTTGAAACTAAGTTTAAGTCTGCGTCCCCCAGAGTTGTAGTCTGGAATGAACTCATACTTGTTATCCAATAAATCCTCTACCTCAATTTTTATCTCTGTGGCAAAGTCTGGATACCAACTGAAACTGATATTGAAAGTATTGACATCATCAATCTCTCTGCCATCAAAGTCAGCACCTTTATCGAATTCTCCAAGATACTCAACATTAAATCCTAGATACTTATAAGACACCTTAGTCCTATAGTCAGGAACTCTTAGTTTATCCGAATCAGTGAACTCACTATACACGAACAAACTACCTTTGTCAAGCGAAATCTCGTTTTGAAATCTAATTCCTTTGGATATGTAACTCCCAGTGTTAACATAAGAGTAAGAGTTCATATCAAAATCTATTCCCTCACTAAACTCATAGTAATATAAAGACACCCAGTCATTACCTATCTCTGCTCCATATCCTTGTTCTGGTAACAAGTCTGGATTAGCAGATACCCATGAGTCTCCAAACTGTTCATATAGATTGGGTAACCTATAACTGTTACCTACGGAGAATCTCAATCCATCATTCTCTAATCCTAGTCGTACAATGTGTTCGTCCTCTTCATATCGATAACCAACACTCACATTATCATTTGACCAGATGTAATAGGCAGAGTATGTTTCTCTCTCCCTTTCTCCGTAGGTCTCCTTCTGTCCACTGATACCTAGTTCATGACCAAGCATATCTACCAAAGTAATGTCAGCATAAGTTCTGTCTGATTCCATATCATATCCAGTATTATGCGTTGACTTATTATTAGTATAACCCAGTGTAAATCTATCATGGTCAATAGAGACATTTAACTTCTCACCTTCCACACTGCAATCATCACTGACTGCAAAGTTACTATCATAACAAGTGTCATACTCATAGTAGTAATCAATCAATTCAATATTGAAAATGTCATACCCTGCTTTGAATGTCTTGTTTTCATACCAATCATTCTCAGTATTGGTTGACTTGACTGAACCTTGAGTTCCTTTGTAGTAGGCAATTTGAAAGTAATCATATTCAACCATTGCCTTTGTCTCGTCTTCTGCTATCTGAGTAAACAGACTCCTGCCAAAGTTGTCTTCTAAAAGAACAACTCCTGCCATAGAACCACTACCAAATCTTACACTGTTTGCTCCAGTGATTACAGTTACTTTCTGCCCAGTAGATAGGTCATGACCAAAGTCATACCATCCAGAACTGGGGTCATTTACTGGAACACCATTCTTAAATACTCCAGTGTGTTTAGTGTCTGTTCCTGATAACTGGATACCATTAAAACCACCAAGCATGAATGTCTTAGTAGGTTGAATAGTTTCTAAAATGTTATCTTCGGTTGGTTCTGCGATGTCTTCTGCTACATATGCTCCAACAACAACTACTTCTTCGATTTCTTTTGCTTCTATTGTTATAGAAAACAATAGTGCAAACATTATTATTAAATATTTCACTTATGCTCCACCGACTCCTTGTTGAAACCACCAAGGCATTACACGGTTTGTCCAATTGGCAAATCCCCTTTTCTCATTGATATAGTATATACGATATCCATCAATAGGGTCTCTGCGTTTACAATAATCTGGCATTGCCTGATAGAACTCAGTTAGTCCAGTCTTAGGACAGTTCTTAGGATATGCCTTGAGTATCTTAGCAAGTTTCTCTTCCGTAGAATGTGTCTTGCCATATCGATATGTATACTCTTTACAAAGTTCCATGAAATGAGTATACAACCACTGATAATTAGCAGTGGATTCTCTGCACCAAATAGCAGATGGATGGTTGACCATCGATGCCTTGTAGAGTTTGTCCTCTAAGGTAGGATGTAACCATCGTTTGAGTTTGTGACCATTCTTGTTCTTGTCATAGTATTCCTCACCATCCAAAACACGGTGGGCAGTTGACAACAACTGAGCAGACTCGACAATCATCTTCACGACATGTTTGTCTATCATCCATTGTGCAGATTGTACAGGGTCACGGTCTAAATGAAATATATTCATAGTCTTGATATTCTCCCTAGGACATCTTCAACATCACCAAATGTCAAATGCCCTAATACATCTTCAGTAATTGGTGTATCATAACATAAGTCACCTACATTGTCAAGTACCGCAATCTCCCATTTGCCACTTTCATTTCCATAAGAATGGTCATGTTGAATTACACTTGCACCATATCCATTCTCAAAAGAATAACGAAGTTGCATACCACTATTCAGTGAGTTTCTTACAACAGTGAATGCTCCTTTTATCATCATGTATTATCTCCTTTGGTATATTTTACCTGTCCTTGTTTGTCAAACTTCCCAGGCGCTTTGGGACTAGGAAGTCTTAGATATAGGACTAAAATACCGATGGAAATACCAACAAAACCACCGATAAGTAAATAATCAATTACAAGCATTACGCACCTATTGTTAGATAGTATCCGTTTGCTTTGACACGCATGTTGCCAGAATTGTCAACTTGCTTGACTACATAAAGTTCTGAACCAGTGAAAAACTCACATGCTTCACGCATGTCGTTTAGTTCACGAACAGGAATTACCGTATCAATTGGGTCTTTCCAGTTCTCCATTTCGGATGTCAAAGTATTAAAATAAGAACGCAATTCATCAATCCGTTCTTGTGTTGCAAATGTCATCATGCTACCTTCTCCATAGGGTTAACTTTTTTGATGTGTTCCATTCGGAATTCGAAGTATTCTTTATCATGGTCTGTGTTTGCTCCATTGAACTCACAGTCTACCCACTCATTAAACACCATCACAGATGATGGGAACTCTTTGCAGTAGAGATTGTTCTCCATAGCAATAGATGCAACGAATGCCATAGCATCCTGTGGTCGTTCCAGACCTTCAACAAGGTAGTCATCACCACCTTTGAATTTCCAGTACGCATTACCATTTGCGAACTTACCGTCCTCACAATGAGCGCCGTAGTTCTCTAGGTATTGGGTCATAACAACAAACTTCATAATTTACCTCTCACAGTTTAGTTAGTATTATACTCGCATTTACGGAATTTGTCAAGCAAAAAATCATAAGATTTTTCACAGTATTCTTTGAAAGAAAGTGTCTCTTCGCCGTATGCTTGTCTTTCTCTACAATTTTCTTTCCAGTACCACATTGCGAAATCTTTGAATTCGTCAGTGTGTTTCGTAAGGTCATACGATACTTTCTTCATACCGCACCTTTTTTGACACAGGTTACATTTTGTGTATATGGTGCAACTTCTTGCGCCGCAAATATACACGCCTCTTTGGAGTTGAACTCCTGAGTCTTTATCTCACCAGTAGACAAAAACATGAATAGAACAAATATTTCCATACTATCTCCGTTTAAGCAGCCCTTGCGAGGACTGCTTCACTATCAAAGACTGAAAAGAAAAACGGTTTCTTTTCCTTCTTCCCTTCTTCATTCTCAACAGTTTTGTAACCAATCAAGGTTGCACACTTCTTGAGACCCTTCAACTTCTTACCAGACAGACCTTTCAACTTGATTGCCTGTTTGAAAGTAAGAACTGATTCGACACCACACTCAGCAAGAATTGCTTCATTCTGTCCAGTGTATTCATATCCAGTTACATAGTTTTTCATCGTTTACCTCTCAATTATGTTATTATGATAACAAGTCTAGCACAAAATGTCAAGCCTTTTTGGCAGAAATTTTGAACGATGCTACCTTCATATCACCAAAAGGGTCAATGTTACCTTCCCAAATGATATCTTTCAAATCCAGATATGCAAAGTTCTGGACTTCATCCATGGAGTCACCATAGAACATCTTAGCACCTTTATTTCCATTTTCAAAGATTACT